CGGCTGCCACCGCATCGCGCATGGTTTTCTCTTCGGCGCGGGCATTAGCGGTCAGGGTGTCAGATAGCGTCTTCTGGTTAGCCTGAATGCCCGCCAGCGCCTCTACGATGGGTTTCAGCGTGGTCTCATTGTTCGCAGTGATAGCGCCGCTGACGATGTTGCCGATTTGCTCGACATCTTCTTTGGTTAAAGGCATATCGCCCTCCTTTTGGTGGTTTGCTGCAGGACCATCCTGCGGTGTGAAAATTGATTTGAATTTGTTGGCAACGACTGCCACCCATGACTCCTGACGCGTTACCTTTGAGCCGGTATCGTCAAAGGTGATTTTTCCGCCCTCATTGGTGTAGCCGTAAACCTGCGCATCACTCCCGTTACGGATGACAATGGCCTGTGAGTCGGTGAAATCGGCAATCCAGGCATAATCATCCGGGCCGGTCACAAATTTGTCGCGGGCAGCCTGTTCCAGACGACGCTCGCGCTCGCGGTAACTTTCCCCCACCAGCACGCCTGAATTAGGTTTGAGCGTTCTGGCCTGATCGGCGTTAACCATCAGGCCAACGCCCTGCTCTGGCTGTGCCGCGCCAACCTCATGCAGCAGAATGGCGTCGTGGTCCATGGCGTTGATTTTCGCCACCCATTCGATGCCCTGGGCTTTTTGCTCTTCGCTGGCCTCCAGTTGGTCGAGAAACACGGCAACGCTGGTGTGGATTGGCGGTACATCCTCGCCGCGCTCAATGGCTGCCACACGCTCCAGCAGCTCGCGCCCACCCTCGCTCTGATTGGCAACGGTGGTATCGACCCATTTCTCTGCATAAATGCGGTTGCCGGATTTTTTCACATTGCGATTCCACGCACCGATGTGACCGACATTGATGCCCTCTGGTGAGAACGCAGAGACAAACTGGCCGTTAACGGTCGGATGACCGAGGGGTGCCAGAGTGCCCTCCAGTCCCTGATAATGAGCGTCGATTTCTGAGGCCGAATACAGGCCGCCGTTCATCACAACGTTTGCCGGTAGCGTGTAGCTCGGCAGCACCAGATGCGGGCGACCGTTGTGCGTTTCGCGGCGAATAGACTGATTATTCACCCTGGTGGTGACGTTAATCTGCATAGGCATGGTTATGTCTCGATTAGGCTGCGTGCTGGTGGCAGCAGCAGTGATGTGAATGGTTGGCGGCGAGTGCCATATATCGTTTGTATTCCCCCTGAGCCATCTCAATAATTTTTGAGTTAAGCGGATTGCCTTTAGCATCCACCAGCACTTCAACCTGTGAGCATTTGCAGTTGATCGCATTGGCTCCGATGGCATACCACCGCCTCACATCCTCAGTCGTATAAAGGTGAGCGTGTCGGATAGCGTGCGACTGGCGCGTTGTGGGGCTTAGGGCTGAGTAATGTAATAACCGGATATTCAGGCCCAAATCTCGCGTGGCTTCGTCTGCCTCATCCCAGCGGGCACGCCGCAGTGCGGTAGTCAGCTCCGTTCTGGCGATGGTTTTGGCACGACGCGTTTCAATGCCAGCCTGAGCGGTAAGGTTTTTAGCCACCACTGAGGGGTGAAGCCCGCGCCCGATGCCCTCGGTTAGTACCCGCGCCATGTTCCGTTTAACCTCTGCCGATAACCCCTTCATCTCCTCAAACACGCGCGTGTAAACCAGCGTCATTCGTCGCTGATAGGGTTCGCTCATGAGCAGGGACTGGAGGGACTGCCTGTCAGCCAGGTAGGTCGCTGACTGCTGGGACAGGTTTGCAAATGTCTGGGCGGTCCCGCGTACAACGGCAACCTCAACGTAATTTTCACTGAACCAGTTGTTGTTCTGGTCTCCCTCCACCAGCACGGCATCGGTGAGAATGCTGGCGTCGTTGAGAACCATGTTCAGCAGAACCGAATCGAGCTGGTATTCATATCGGGCGTTAATGGCGAGGGATGCAGGGAATCGCTGGAGTGAGTCTTTATAAATTTTACCGACCTTCTTAATGCGTCTGGCGAAATCTTTCATCGCCTTACGCTCCAACTGGTCAATGCCGGTCGGGTCTTGTTTATTGCTGGGTAGGATTGCGAACCTGGGCGTCTTACTCCTCTTCGTCATCGTCATCCTCCGGCAGCGGTTTACCCCCGCCAGGCTCATAACCTGCTGCAACACGGATTTCATCAACCGTGAACACCTGCTCCCCGGAGGCGAGCGCTGTCTGGTTGATGCTGCTCATTTTGCTGGCGCTTTCGAGTTTGTCAGAAGGTGATTGCTCGTTTAGCTCATCCCAGACGATGCTGAATTTTGCTACTGGTTTGATGATTTGTAGGTATATGAGCTTATCGACCATATCCTCAACATCGAACGACAGATCACCCCGACGCGACTGGCAGCGACCATTAAAATAAATCTGGTCCTCAGTGCTGGCCCGCTCACCTGACTGGTTGCCAACGATGATGCGTGAAGGAATATCAACCGAGGCGCAAAAAGTTTTCAGGTTCACCTCATAGGTGGGCTCCGGGTCAGAGACGGCATTAACCATCGATGTGACCTGAGCACCCTGAGTAATCAGTAGCGTGTCATTACCACGATTTAGTTCGCGTGCGGCTTCGTTAAAACGCTCCTGCAGTTCATCCACAGTGACGCCATACAATGAGGCCAGATTTTTGAAATCGACCTCCTTGTCGAAGTTGATGCTCTGCTGGCGCGCTGCATTCTTCAGAAACGACTCACCAGAGCCACCTTCGACTTTCTCCAGGCTGACGCAGGCGTTATAACCCGGCTCCAGAAAACCGATCTCGTCATCTGACATATCGCCGATGATCAGAACGCGGTCAGGGTGAATTTTACGCTGTGCAGTACTGCCGTCCGATAGCGTCTCAGTGTACTGCCACATCGTGATAGCGCCATTGCTGTCGCGGGTGGCAACCTTCAAGGCGCTTGCCCATACAGGCGTGATTTTCTGCAGCGCTTTGCCTTTAACGACCGGATCAATCCAATCCTTGCTGTCTTTGACGTGCAGCAGAATGCCAGCCCAGCGCCCCACCAGCCGCCTTACATCTGCTTTGGCAAATGTGCGCCAGAATCGGTGGTTAAATACCTGGTTGCTGCCACGCTCCCAAGGGGTCACCTCTCGCGACTCGTCGGACTGCTCGCCCTCAATAACCTGCGGGTTTGTTTTCCAGCAATTTGAGGCCAATTTATTTACTGCACCGTGAGCGATGCCACCACGACGGTAAAGCTTGTATAGGTCATCGAATGTCAGATTTTCTTTAAAGCCGTATTCGCACCATGCGCTCTCGCGCTTTGTATCCAGCCCCATGCCAGGGTTGAATGCCATTGCGCGCGCACGGGCCATCCTGACGTCATTCAGCGCGTGATTGACGGCGAGTAATAATTTATCAGTCATGATTTTTCCGCTGGTGCATTTCAGGCAATAAAAAAGGCCGCCGAAGCGACCTTAAGTTAACAAACTGTGCCGAATTACTCCGGTAAAAGGCCCTCAGCGCGGGCAAAATTTTCAGGTGAGCCGGATGCGCTGAAACAACTCAATGCGCCATTCGAACTCCTGCGTATAGTCCGGCTTGCGAAAATCGAAGGATAAAGAAATATGCATCTTGGGCGATCATTTTTGGAACAAAGAATTGACCAGTTAGTGGCGCTGTTAAATAGTGAGGTCACTGGCGTATGGTGCGCCGGATAAGGAGATACCTCATGGGCTATTACGTTTTAAAGAAAACAAGAAATACACCGGCGCTGTCAATGTCTTCGACCCTATCTACATCCACTCAGCAATACTACTTCGTTTTAAAAGCAACCAACGGCGAAGTTATTGCTACAAGCGAAATGTACAATTCCAAACAGGGCGCTGAAAATGGGATTAGGTCAGTTCAGTCAAATGGCAGTACAACTGATATACGTGATGAGACCTAGATAAGAAATTTACAAATAGGGCTTTTTTGGCCCTATTTAACATAATGGGTGTTACCCGCCTTTCAGAAATGCCACTCGCGCGAAATTCATCATGTACGGGTTATTAATCTATGATTTCCTCGCGGCAGAGCTGAAATCGGGCTGCATAAATAGTGCATAAAAACGGACTGAAAATGCATACCCAAAAATCATAGTGAAAGTGTTATTTTTGCACTCTCACCACAAAGTAGTTTTAACGTCCCTGCAGGCGTTTTGGAATCATCATGCCCATCGTCTGAGCCTTGCGTTTGATGTAACCATCGAGGCTGTATCTAATGCCATCCCAGCAGTGTTCATTACCATCAGCCAGTTTTGGCAATACTTCCCCTGTAATACGATCGGTTTTGTACGACCACATTCTGGCTTCGCGTGCCACGTTCTTACAGCGTGGGTGGATTATTATTTCATCAAAGCCGCGCAAGTGAGCGATACCATCCTCTACACTGCCCTGCCACTTCTCAGCTGCGGAGATATTGAACCCCTGACGCCTGAGATAGCTGATTGTCTCCGGGCGCGCTGAGTCAGCCTTGATGGGCCAATCACGTGCGCCAGGTATGGTGTCATATAGGGCGGGCATATGATCGAGCTCGGTTTGCTGCCCATAGGCCTCATACTCAACATAGAGCCGGTTATGCAGGATAAATGAGCGCGTCAATGTGTTGGGGTCTTTGGCAAAACCGAAGTCAGCACCAAAGAAAAGTCGCTCAGCCTCTTTCCACAGATTGTCTGAGAACTCAGCAACACGGTATTTGCCAGCCAGCACCTGTCTGTCTGAGTTTTCGAGGTATGCGCCTTCCCATACCCAGGCATAAGTTGCCGGATCGAGGCGGCGTTCATCGTTCAGGCGCTCGCCCTCCAACACGTCAGGAAACCAGGGGTTATCCGTGTAATTCATTTCGACGGTTATGCAGTCGTCACCAGCTTCTTTACGAAATCGCTTATCCGTAGCGCTGCCGTCGCGCTCAGGGTTCCATGTCACCCAAATCTCTGATCCCTCTTCGCGCACTGTCGGGCTAAGCTTCTGCCAGGCGATTTCACTGACTGACTCAGCCTCATCAACCCAGCACAGTAGAATACGCGCTTTCGACTTGATGCTGTCCAGGTTGTGCCGCAGACCAGAGAAAACATATGTCACCGTTTTGTCGATGGTACGGATGTATTTATCACCAATGTCAAAGTTAGACGCCAGCCATGGGACGGAGAGGATCGCCTGCTTAACCTCCTGCATGCTCGACTCCTCCAGTGAGTTCATGAACTCACGCGCACAAAGGATCACGCCGCTCTCACGGTTCATCATCGCCTGATATGCCCTGACGGCTGTCATCAAGGCAAACGTGCGTGTCTTTGCACTGCCGCGCCCACCATGTGAACAGCGATAGCGTTTACCTACCGCAGTAAAAAGGGGGGCAAGTTTAGCGGGAATTGGAAGTTGTACGGCGTCACTCATGCTTAGGCTCAACGGGTAAAAGCTGAATCACGGTTGGTTTTGATGCCATGCTGCCATCGGGGCTGGTGTGCTCAAACTTCTGCCGATTGGTGTAGGCTTCCCCAACCTCTTTGGCTGCCTGTTCCATCAGTGATGCGGCCAGCGCAAGATTCTGCATTTTTTCTGCCTTGTTCATCATGCGATCAAGCGTGCGTAGACGATAAGATTTATTGGCAATCGGGATGTCAGATATTTCGGTCTGAAACCGGGCGCGTGTGCTGTTAAACAGAGCGACCCACTTTTTTGCAAGCCCCTTGCCGCTGGCCTTTGTAGGATCGTGTGATTCAATCTGTTGGGGTGTGACTTTAATGCCAAATTGTTTTTGGACGGCCTCAGCAACAATCGCTAGCGAATCAAAGCATGCAAGTGACTGAATGATGAAGGCTTTCACCTCTGGTTTTAATGCAGCCATATTTCACCATTCTTCCAAAGCATTCTAAAATTTACGCCAGTTTCATCAGGCACGTTCCACAGGCTCTGGCTACATTCAGCTGTGCCACCTCAGCGGGCTGACTTGCGGCTTCCACCAATTGCTGAACGTCAGCGCTGGCACCATATCGGCGAACAACGCCAACGAACTCCTCAACGTCATGCCCCCGCATTGTCATAACTGGTCGCCCCTCTGAATTGAACTTAGGTGCACCGAATTCATCCCGCGCCTGTGCTATGTGATAAAGCTCATGTTCTATGAGAGCGCAGAAGTCGAGGTCACTGCATTCACAGCAGTAGTCTGCAGCCAGCGTTATGATGAAGCGGGGAACATATCCGAACCACTCATGCATCTGTTGCTGCATGCGCGCCTTTTGCCAGCCACCTGCCCGCATGATGATCTCCTCAGCCTGACCCAGCACAGTTCTGCCGCGTTTAGTGAAAGCGCTCGATGCCCACATAAATCGAATATCAGCGTGCTGTAGGTGGAGATGCTCAGGATTGTGCAGTACCCCGTCTTCACTGAGGATGTGTTCAGTGATCCACTCATGAATTTCATTAGATGGGGTCAGGCTGATGTGAGGGTTAAATTCATTCAAAAAACTTTCTGGTGGTCGCGGTCGGTTTAACTGGTCGATTTGCATGGGCCTATCCTGTCCGTTTAGTCACTACCACTTCAGCCTCCGTACCAGATGCAACGCGCAGCCATACTACCCATGGAGCGTATACATTTAGAACGCGACCGGCCTGATGCCAGGCGATTGAATCTGCACTATCGGCATACTCAATAAACCCCTCAGCGACGGTTACGTGCCCACTGTTCGTGCCGTCCGTAATCTGGATAGGCGTTCTCGTTACGGTTACTGGCTCAGACATAGCTACCTCTCATTTATTGGGTTGGCTGTTAGACGGCGGTTATCACAAGCGTTGAAACCATGTCGCGCAGCTTAACCGTCAGTGTGCATGTTCCGGCAGTGAGGATACTGACAGCCGCCTGACCACCGGCGGATGTGCTGATATGCTGCACCATACTGGGGTTAGATATCGTCCAGACCGCGCCGTCTGCGCGCCCGATTTGAGCGCCGGTCTCACCGCTGACTAAAAACGCGCCGAGGTATTGCCAGCCTTTAGGGGCGGTCGCGTTCAGCATCGTGTAATGCGTGTTATCTACCTGAGTGACATACCACGGCGACGTGGGTGTTTTGTTGCTGTCGTTCTGGATGAATATCGTGTCGGCTGGTGGTTTATTCTGGCCGCCAATCACGATAGCGCCGGGTACTGATATGCCCGGTATATTGGTGCCACCAATGATAGTGGCATCGGGTATTACAATCATTGGTTGCTCCAATAAAAAACCGCCTATTGGCGGTCAAATATTACAGAAATCGCTTAGTCCATGTGGATTAAGCGATAATTAGGCGCTGTGATGCTTTGAGAGGAGATCTGCCTCTATACTTCATCGCCTGTAGAGCCCTTATTAAGAGACTTAGACTCAGCAAGACTTAAATTGAAAATATTTAACCTAGAAGCTTGTTCATGCTTATTACTGATATCATTGATTTCATAGTCAGTAAGGTCGAAGGTGATGATTTTTGAGGATTCCAGCACATCATCACCCCCTAGAAGATATTTTCTGACCCGCCCAAGGAAATCACGGTAATTGATTGCATCTGATTTTTTAGATAAAACCTTAGAAAGTTCATCTGCTAGATCAGGCGGCAGCCAAAGGAATGCTTCATTAGTCAACTGCCTAAGTCTCTTTCTTTCAAGGGGATAGCTTACCCACTCAGCCATTAACTCGGCAATAAGAGCCGACTTCATACGTATTTCATGTTGACGTTTTTGATCTTCATGTGCTTGGATATTTGCGTTCTTGATCTGTTCTAATAAAACATCGTATTCATGTTTTACAGCACTTTGCACTGTACTTTCTAACCATTTCTTTCCGATAAAAACACAGCCAGCAAGTACAGCAATATAAACTAAACCCGTCAAAATCATTGCGCTATTCATACTGTCTCCTTAAGTAAACCAGAGAGACTACTTCATAAAGGATAAATTGCAATATGTCATTAATTTTTATTCATTTTATCATCAGCGGTGCAATAATTGATGAATTACTGATTGCAACTGTTGGCATATTCGGCAAGGTCCTTCACATGGCCCTCTAGTCCACTGAAGATGACCTGAACAACCTGATCTTGGCTAATTTTCAAACTCCGTGAAACTTTCATTTTGCTATGAAATAGTCGCTTGCACGGACCTGTTAATTCTTTTGCTCAAAACCGTTTTTTTCCCACGTTTCTTTGTGGATCATAATTTGTCGCTGTGTTGGGGTGCTCATAACGTCAATATCATGGTCAATGACATAGATGGGGCGCGCCAATTGGCAGCCTGTATCAGTTGCCGTGACGCCGCAACCGCTCAGAGACAGCAGCGTCAGGCAGGCAATATTCTGCTGAACATCGACAGCATTTTTCTGTACCTCGATGTGTTTTTCCAAAGCTTCAGCTTTTAATGATGCCCATTGAGACACTGCTTTGGACTCAGCAACGTTTTAGCCTCTTCTGCGACCCAGACCGAACGCGTTCACCAACAGGCCTGCAACCATCATCAGCGCTGTCAAAAGTGTTAGTCTTATATCAATCCCTTTAAGCGTCATAGGCTGCTGCAACAAATAGCTTCACCATAAAAGTGGCTATCAGTGATTGCTCCATTAAAAAATCGCTCGTGGGCGGTCATTTGTCAGAGTGAGATTCGAACCCACGCTCATTCGTACCGGCCACATGCACCACTGCCTGATATAGCTCATGTCATGCTTTGTCACGTCAGAGCTTTCGCTCAACCTTCTCGCGCACCTGACTTAAAAATCATACCCCAGCTTACTGATTGATTACAGCAAGGTAAGCCGCATGAATGCCCCCAATCTGGTGATGCAAGAATGTTTTTTCACTGTAAAGTTTTCGAGAAATCAACCGATGTAACTGTTAAAACTCAAGGAGAAGATATGGAATACGTTTTACATTTTGAAGCCATGATGATTGTTTTTATAGCCGCAATTGTTGTTTTGATGACTCGCTCACATGGCCTGCATGGACGGTTTTTCTACGTAGATAAGCGCAATAAAGATGTGAACTTGCACTTAGCAATTTTCGGCACTCCACGGAAAAAATCAGGTGCGCACAAAGTCGTTACCTCTCTTGAGAACTGCCTTCAACATCTTAAAAATAATGGCTATACAAGCGCTATTCTTGAGTCTCACCTGATAACTAAAGAAAGGATGGTCTCTGTCTACCGCCTTGCTCGTAAATATGATTATTCAGTAAAGGATGTTAGCGAGTTCCCTACCCCAACTTGGCAACGCTTCTTGATTCCGATCTCAATGGCACTAGTTAAGTTCAAGGTAAAATTTGCTAATACTGATTCATTGAAACTGACCATAGTATTAAATTGAAAAATAAGCACCTGAGTTCGCCTAGTTAAGAAGACCCATGACGCACTCGAGAACTAACATTTCTCGCATTCCGGCGAGAGCCACACTTATACTTTTTGATATGGAGATTTAAATGAAAATCGATAAAGAACTTTGCAACAAAATCCTTATCGCCCTTTCCAAAGATTACCCTTCACGAATGTCTTCAAGTTCGTTTGAGCATGTCGCTGAGGGCATTGAAGATGGTGACCACTTGGCCGCCCAGTTCAAACACCTAGAAAATCAAGGTTATTTAGATACTAAACTTATCCCGATTGATAATGCTAACGGCTCTACAACCCAGCAGGTACAACTTGCCCTCACAATTATTACTCATGAAGGCCTGGATATAGTTACCGAGGGTGGGATTAAATAAGAACAGGTTTTATCGAAGCCACAAGCACTGTGGCTTCCGTAACTCCTGCGATCAAGTTGTTGTAGTCATACTCACATATTAAAACCTTTCCTCTAATCCCGTATTATTTAAAGAATAAAACTGCATCTAAAACACTTCATCAGCGCAAGGTATACTTACACTCCGTCATCCTGAGCAGTGCCAATGAAGCTGTTAACAATTTTAGGTTGTGGCCGTGTCATTTGGCCAATGTGAGTTTCGCATGCTTTGGTAGTTACTGCGATGTGGTAGGTGTCTAGCATATTCGATCCAATAAAAAACCGCCCGGAGGCGGAATGATTACTTGGCAACTACAAAGACTTATTATTACTTATTTCGCGCGACCACCCTGCGCTCGGCAATGGTAGCAACCTGATCATGATTAAATTTGTCTTGCATATAAAGTACATTTTCAAATTCAGACCCGACTGGTTCAAAGTAGCACTTAACCCCTCGAGCTCTTACTTCCCTACAAAGCCTATCACCATGAGATGTGTTGCCATCAAACCAAAAAATCCCATGATCATTTAAAGCTTCTATTGCTTGCTCTACCATGCCCAGCTCCTTTATTGATGATGTAACATTTTACCAATTAAAATTTTAGGTAAAAATTTTAATTTAGCAAAAATTTAATCTATTTAAGGCATGATTGAAGAATGTATTCCTGCAACCCGGCTATTATCTTCCTTGATACTTCGATTCGATCTCTGAGGGTGAAATAATCCCGTTGAGCGGCGTCAGTAGGTCTGGCGCTGGCTGCATCATCCATGCTGGTGGTGCGGGAGGCGGATTGATTCTCACAGGTGGCTTTGAGCTGCAACCGGCGCTTACCAGTAGCAACATCATCATGCAGCTGAGTGATAGTGGCTTTAGCATCAGCTAATTCCTTTGCGTATTTCTCATCAAGTGCAGCCACATTGCGCTGGCGGGTCTGCATATCGGTGATGGTGGCCGCATGCTGCCTTGTCATTTCCTGCGCATGCTGTGCAACCGTTCTCCAGGCTAAAGCTTTATGGTAATAGTGGTTAGCAGCCCAGCCAAGCGCCAGGATGGCAGCAATAAGGACTCCAGCTAGCCAGCAATTTCTCATCGATTCTGCACCTCTTACGAATTAGCCAAATAGAGAGCGCTGACGAATACACCGAATCCGTAAGGTTGGGAGCCGTTTTCATGTTGGATGATGGCCTGCAGTAACTGAAACAGTTTACGGCTGTCGGTCAGATCAATCGGCTGATTCGCTCTAGTACTTGTAGCCTGCGCCACACTATTAATGTATGCGTGCGTATTGTTCTCGTTAGGTGGTGCCCAGCGCTTGATCATGCCGGTGATCGTCCGCAGCCCGTATTTGCTCTGATAATTGCGCAGGATGACAATCATTGCGCGGATGCCGTATTCAGGTTTGATAAACTGACAGAACGATTTATCAGTGCGCTGGGATTTGGGCACCAAACCCTGCCAATCATCGCCCCAGCGAATGTTTCCGGGATTGTTGTTGCGGATGCCGCGCGTTTTTTTATTGCCTGTCATTTTTTGCCACCTCCTTCCATTGGGTATGAAACAATGCGTGCGACATTACCTCGCGCCGCAAATACAGCCGCGCAGATCAGCGCGTTCGCTACAACTACTGGCCAGCCGCTGGCGTGGTATTGCCCGAACAGCCATAGCAATGCGAAATTGCCATAAAACAGAATCAGACCCGCAGCTATCCAGGAAATACCGCGTTTGTGTGTTCGCCCTGTTTTGCTGAACGCCATCAGCCGCAACGCAATAGCCGCGCAAATGGCGACATCAATCACTGTCAAGAAATCGCTACTAATCATGATTTCTCCCCCAGCCATTTTTTAACGAATGGCAGCTTTGAAACTCCACCATTTTTCAGCCAGAAATAGCCTTGCACCGCAGCAGCGGAAATAACGACAGCCGCCAGGGCATCAAGTGGTTTTTCCCGATAATCGAAATAGTCCTCTACTTTGTCCGCGACAAATCCGGCCCCAAATACGCCAGCTGCATAGCCAAACAGGAAATAACCAAATATCTGTCGTCGCGTCAGGTCGCTGGCGGTGACGATAAAACACATCGAACCGGCAAACGCCCCAAACGCGATTGAGTAATCTACAGAGGTGATAAATCCCACCAGCGCAGACGTGACAATGCCCCAGCCAGCTACCGTTCCCGCAGTAGCGCTGGTACTCAATGGCTCAGCCATCATTACGTTCCCCTTGAGTTATCGGGATCTATAGACACAAAAAAGGCCCACCTTAGTGAGCCTTTTGAACGGGATACTTAAAGCTGTCATGCAGCGACTAATTCAAGTCGCCTGCCCAGCGCATTCAGAGCTTTTTGAACCGTATCTATTTTGGTCGAATGGTGAAGATCGAAAATGCGCTTCACCTCCTGCTTTTTAACACTCATGCGTGCCGCCAGCTCAACCTGAGTTAAGCTATTAGGTAACGACTGACCTTTTTTAGCTCATTAGGAAGCGCTAAACGTATAAGCTAAGTTTGCATTTTTGGCAGGTAAAACAGAACTCGAACCTGTGACCAAGACGATGTCAACAGTATGTTCCAACGCTGAGCCTCTCACGCAAGATTGAAACATAAAAAACGCGCGTAGAAGAGGTTTTGAATGTTATGTGCAAGTGCTTAGTGACAAGTCATAGCAGATTACTATACATTTTGCGTACGCGTTAACTTTTTTAAAGTATGCGAGCCCTATTCAAAACCTCTTAAGGAAAAGCGATGAACTTCTCAAAACAAAAGCAAGCGAACCTGACGCGAAAGGTTACAGTAAGAGCATTCAAGGTGAATTCTAATAATAACAATAGTTTATTCAATCAAATCTCAAGTAGTACTAGTTTGGCAAAGGGGACGATCATTCAGCTCTCAAGTGCTAAGCACATAAAATGCACAGACTTGAAAACTGTTAATAACACTCACTTTATTTATTTTACCACATACAACCCTAATGAAAACGTGTCGGTAACACCGATAAAACCTAAAGATAAGGACCTTTTTCCAGTAAAAAACCATGATAACCTACATGCTTTTTATATGGTAAAAGGAAATAAAATCGCATCATTAATGCTGATTTCTACTAATTGGCCTGAGGTTAAGACTAGCAACCTATTTGGTTATTATGGAATTAATATTATTCCAACCTGTATCCTACGTAAGGATTTAGTTGCAAGACTACAAAAAGATGGATTGAAAGCAGTTCATGTAAATTTGGATGTTATGAGTACTGACTTTAATAAACAACCTGGTTTCTTAAAATCATTGATACAAAATGAGCCAGCTGTAAAACAGACAGGGATCTCTGGCCATTTAACAATTGATCATAAAGGAAATCCACAACTTGCTAAATCCATTGAGAATAATCCAACTCCTTGGATAAGTGATTTAGATAGTGATTTTTACTTTGAAACTAAAAAGAGTGAGAAAATTACTAGTGACAGTTTAAGGCTAACGCAAGTATACTATACTGTTCCATACGGAGCGAAGTCTATCTCTGCTAAATATGCTGAGGAAATTTTAAGCGACTTTGTAAAGAATGAATTTTGATGAGAATACCCAGAGGATTGAGATAATGCAAAACTATGATATAAAAGCAATAAGTATCACAGTGTTAAACATTGTCGCCTCATCTCTTTTCTCTTTCTTTTTTACTGAAACCTTATCCAATAACACTGACGCCTTAAATTTAGTTGCCAATATATTTTCAATCCTAACTGGCTTTTTACTTTTAGTTATCACGCTGTCTGGTGATAATTCATCAGTATCGCTTGGCTTGACTGAGGTTGAGCGTACATACCAGGCCAACAGGTTTTTGATAAGGTTTAACAGGTATTACAGTTTATTTTTGCTATATCTCCTAACTTTAGCCTTGATCTTTATATACTACTTACTATCTAAAGATAAGAGCCATACTGGCTTAATATTAACATATGCAATTAAAATTATTACGCATTCAATTTCTTTCTTAACGTGTTTTTCTTTTATTCAGTCTACGTTCATTCCTATTAAACTCAAAAAACTATACACCGAGAAAAAAGAACTTAACGATAAATCAGGCAGCTAACGCTGCCTGATAATTATTTGAGCATGCAAATACAGCCATCGATAAAACCGATTGCTGCTTGTAGTTCCTTTCTAATAGTTCCATCAGAAACTTTCCTTCTTTTTGCAATAGAGCGCAAAGATAGTCCAATCACAAAGTGAGCTATGATCAATTCATATTCTTCTGGTTTATATTTACGCAACCTTGCTACGCATCCATCAATTTTTATCCCTTCATCATCGCAACATTGCATTCTAGATTTTTTGCCATGAGGAATAAGACCTTTAAATCCTGCAGCAATTGGCTGCCAGTCAACTCCGCTATTATCGCTTGCTGCCCAAGCACCCCACAAATCCAAAACTTGTGACATGTCACGCATAATCTCTCCACACTTTGATTTTTAACTGAGCCTATAACGTCAACTGCTATGGCGTAATCGAGGAACCGAAAAAGCAGCACAATCTGGCTGCCATATTTCGCCTCAAACGCTGTGATATCCCAATGCAACTCATCGTGATGCGCTCTGCAAAACGCTCACAAAGGAGATCGCAACGCTCCTAATCACATAATCTTTTTAATACTATTTTACTATTACCATTAGGAAAGATGTTAAACTTAATCATCATCTGACCAAGCTGCAGGATGCCCGCCACAAAAAGCGCATCCGCTCATCGAGCTAAACTCACTTATTTCTGTACTGTAAGTTCCGCAATATTCGCACTGTCCGATTGCCTCAAACCTTTCAAAACAATATGTACAAAAATACCCGTCACCAAGCCTGCAAACTGAGTTTTCAACTTCGCACTCCGAACAGCCAGCTGGATTAACTGAGAATATATACTCCTCTGGTGAGTAATTGGCTGTATCAAATAGATCATAACGTGAAGCGGAATACTGACATGTATTGCACTCAAAATCAGAGTCATACCAAGCTGCTAAAGATTGTTTATCGCTGCATTCAGGGCATGGGAATTCGGCTACTCTATCCTGTATCGAACTACATACCAGACATGTTGATGTTTTGATAACAAAGTTTTCTATATTAAATTCTATATTTACCGGAGCAGCCAATTTTTTACATAAGTAACATTCGTTAATGTCTCCACCATCTTCAATATGCTTATCAAGTAATCTCTTTACATGTTCAAATCTTATATCTGCGTAATAAGAATTTTTTATTAGTAACGTTGTTTCTTGACTGGCGAGATAACTACCCAGCGCACCTTCGAAAATCGGCTTCCAATCTTCACGCATCAATCTATTTAGTGCAAACCATGCATCTGCTTGTTCTGCTAAGAGCTTTTGTTTTGCTCCTTCGGTAAAGGCATCATGATAAAAATGCACAACCCTATTACGATGTTGACGCACTTTATTAAATGATTCTAAAGTTCTCTTTGATAAAGGCGTTTCAAGTACATCACTAAGACGCTCGCAGATTTCAGCGAAACTTATAGATTGAAAGTCACCAGAAAGATACTTTGATCGTACAATCCTCTTTCCACTGCATATTAAAGACCAATGCTCATGTGCAAGAGGAACTTTAAGTAATAGTTCAACAGCTGTCCAGAAACTAACGATGGAGTTTATGGGCGAATCAGAAAACTCATCTTGAGCTTTTTGCAGAAAACCCATGCCATTGTCTAGCAACCCTTTTACTTCCGGTGAAAGCTGTAGTCTTCCAGTTCTGATCATTTTTATATTCATTTCTTATCCTTAAAACGATAGGATCGTTATCCTAACAGCTTACATTTATAGAGTTTTTAACTAACTTGTCAGTGTTAGTCAAAAAAAAATCTATAATGCTAAAGAACTATTCTTTAATGCTCTTAATTATTCTTTAACCCCATATCCGGTAAGGTCAGCTGACCAGCAACCTCGCGAACAGCCTGACGCAGCATGCGGTAATTTGACCAGCAATCGCGATTAGTCTGCTCCACCAGCTCGATGAACTCCTGAACCGTGCATGGCTGGTCCTGCCGGAAACCAATCAGAACGCTGGAAAACCGCTGCAACTGCTCTTCCACTATCTCTGGATCATCATGCTGCTCAGATAACCACTGCTTGATCGCCTGGTCATCCTGGTGCTGCTGGATGAATCGCAGGGCTGACTGGATGGTTTCCTCTGGAACAACTACGTGCTCAGGGTGAGCAACTGAGTCTGCCGCCCATGTGTGCGCATATTTGGACTGAGCGTAGGTATATTGGGATTTGATTTTGAACGCCGCCTGAATACAGGCCCAGACCTCTACGCCGCTCTTCTCCAGGATTTCATGTTTCAGCAGCGGCAGGTCATCACCCTCGTCGTTCTCTGGCTCAGCCGGTGCCGGTTGTTCACTGGCGGAAGCTGTAACGCCGTAATGCTCTCTGGCGGCCTGAATGATATCCATCAACTCAGCCACCTGCAGGTCAGTCTCAAGCGTCAGAGTAACGCGTGCGCCCTCCTCATCCTGCTCTGCCTGGCAATGTCTGGCTAACAGCTCCACCAGCTGGCGAGACTGTTTGGCACTGAATTGCGTCATGGCGGCGGCTTTGGTCAGCTTTTTCTTGCCCGCTGCTTTGACCTTTTCCAGTTCTGTTTTTGCCACCCTGCCTGCTGACGCACCATGCTCACGAACCAGCGCGACGGCTGTAGTGGCAGCAACCTCTTTGTTTTTAACCAGTGCGATCAGCTCATCGCCGGACGTCAGCAGCGACAGGTGGTTTTCAACGTCAGTGATCGAGCGCTTAACTTTTTTGGCAATCTGAGCCTGTTCCCAGCCCTGATTAATCAGGCGTTGATATGCAGTTGCTCGTTCCAGTGGTTCAAGTGCTCGCCCCTGACTGGATGTGACCATGAACGCGATGCGGTCAGCCTCGCTGCCCACGAAATCTTTGCATTCCAGGCGGATGTCATAACCGGCCTCTTGTGCCAGTTTGGCCCCGTAGTAACGGTGGTGGCCATCGATGATTTTTATGCCCTGCTCAGTTACCTGTACAGCGAGCGGAGGCACCTGCTCACCAGCGATGTAGGCATCACGGAACTCCTCGACGTGGGTCTGATCGATTTCCCGGATGTTGTAACCAATCTCTACATAGAGTTCATCAACGCCCAACAGGTAGGTTTTGCGGGTAGTGATGTTCGTTTCAGTTTTAGATTTGTTGTCGTAAATTTTCGATAGCGTAGTCATTTTTGAAATCCCTTAATAACCGCGAAACCCTTCCGGGATGGCGTAATCGATTGGTGAAATGTCTGTAACTGACCGCTGAACCGGACCGAGCCTTACTACTAGCTCATCCCATTTTTCGCGGAGTTTTGCAGGGCTGAGGATGTTCCGGCACCAGAACGGATCGCTCTGAACGCGTTTGAACATCTTGCAAATCTGGTAGTGGCTTCGCTGGTCCTGTGAGCACATCAGGCGCACGTCGTTCGCCCACGCGGTCCAGTTCGGTTCTCTCGGTCTTGCCAGTTCGCCGTCGGTCTCAGCCGCTTTTTCGTAGAGGTGGATGATCTGCTCCCAAATCCACTGCGCACATTTCAAATCCTCCTCACTGCCCCACATGCTTCTTTTGGGGCTGTACACCACCGCGTCTGAATCACCAGGCAGGGGTTTATCCACAGGCAAAACGTCCGGGGGCGTAGCTCCAGGACATTTAGGTTTTTTATCTGATGGATCATGTTTTGAATTTACTGACGGATCGTCGCCAGATTCTGGCGGGTGAAAACCCGGATTTTTGCCAGATTCCGACGGGTCAAAATTTGAGGGGTCATAATTTGATGCATCAGATTTTGACGAGTCAGATTTTGATGTGTCAGTTTCTGATGCATCAGATTTTGATGTGTCAGATTCTGACGCGTCAGATTCTGGCTGGTGAGCATAGGCCGCATTACGCAGTTTCCTGACGTTCAGCTGATATATATTCGACGTGTTACGGTTCCCCTTACGCCGCGTAGTGCTGGTCAGCCA